AAGCAGTGGTATCAACGCAGAGTACTTGGGGCCGGTTTGCTTTGAAAATTTCTTCCACCGCATAGTTTCGAGACCCATCGTCCCAATAGTTGCTGGGGTAATATTTCTGTTTGATTGCTAAGCTGAACTTTCTGCCTTTGTAATCGGGATAAGCAATCTTGGCCAGCCCTTTAACTGTATTTCTAATGTTCTTTTCTGCGTTAGTCATGAGCTAGGTATATCGAAAGGATTAGAAGGTGTCAAGAATTAAGATCAATATTTGGGCACAGCAAACAATCCAATGTAGCTAGCTTTTTCTTTGTTTCTTGTAGCTGCTTTTTGATAGCTAGAGCTTTTTCTTCATGGTATATTATATTGTCTTCGTCTACTGTTATATAGTTGTTCAGTTTTTGTTTGTGGTTTGACTTAACGCGTTCGAAAAGTTTAGTTAATTCTTCTTGAGTAAATGCTATTAAGGTGATGGGAACATAAACGACAGAATAGGAGGGGGAGTCTGTTTTATTTTTAAGAAATTCGGAGTAACTCCAAAGTAGCTTGGCTTTTTTAATTTTACCTAGAGTTCCCTTCCTCCAGCTTGTACTTTTAAAGTTTCCTAAATACTCGACCTCCCAAATCGTAACGAACTCTATACCCGTTGAATCATTGTATTGAAGGTAGAATGCTTTACGCGGCAGTTCAGTTTCCATAGATTATGATATATCTTGCCACCGTTGCTTTGTCAAGAACAATCTTTTAAACAATGCTCAGCGTGACAATAGATCTCAGTGCGTTACAGCCCTTGACCGACCTTTCTCAACTTGAAAGAATAGGCAATGAGGCAGCTGCAAGTTTAGCCCTTTTAACGCAAGCTAAGGTAGAAGAGCTGGCTGGAGAAAAACTACATTCTAGGCTAGAGATGTTCCGCAAGAACCTGTCAATGAAACAAGAAGATGGGGTGTGGGTCATACATTTGGATGCAGAGGCTGATTGGATAGAAGAGGGGGTCAAAGCTCACTCGATGGTTAGTGATTTGTTGAAGTCCCCTAAGGCAAAGGTTTCTTCAACTGGAGAAAAATATCTAGTAGTTCCCTTTGCTATGACTTCTGGTAAATCAGGGCCTACACAAACAACTAACGTACAGCAGCAATTGGTTCAGTCTGTTAAAAAGCAGCTAAAAGACGCTAAAATTTCTTTTGGTAAAATAGAGAAAGATGCGTCAGGGATGCCTTTGTTAGGCACACTGCATAAATTAAACTTGAGCACCCCCTCTAGAAAAGACTGGGCTCAGCCTGGACATGGACACGGTGGAGCTGGGTGGGGGCCTCCTGGATACCCAATGATTGGAGCTACAGGCATACCGTTTTTGGCTGGGGCTCAAGTTACACAAAGCTTGAATTCTAAAGGTAAGGTTGAGCGTTCTGTCATGACGTTTCGCGTTGTAAAAGAAGGGCATGAGCAGGAGGGAAGGTGGTATCATCCAGGGCTTGAACCACTTAACGCCTTTGGGCAAGCTTACGACTGGGCTATGCGAGAATTAGAGCAAAATGTATACCCTGACATAATGCGTAAGATAGAGCAGTTGTCTAATAGTGTATCTAACAAAGACTTTTAGCAACAATCTTAATAGAGATGGATCGACCAAATTATAAAGACGTGAAAGACATGGTCCTGTGTGGGGTTATGGCCAGTGAGGTTGTGGATAGTTCAGGGGAAATTTGTCGCATTGCGGGAATGAACATAGATTCTCTGGAGGCTGGGCAAGGTGTTTGCAATTATGAGCACCTTAGTGCGTCAGATGGAGGCGGCTCTGAGGTTGTAGGGAAAATAACGTATTGCAAGAAGATATATAAAGAAAGTGATTGTGACACTCCAGAGCAAAAGTATTTTTTTAGAGAAGTAAGATCCAAACCATTTTTATATGGAGAAATTCGTTTAGCCGACGGAGCAGGGCACTCAAAAGCGATTGATTTAGCGGCCCATATTAGAGATAGTCTACATCATGATAAGAGCATTCTTTTAGGCCTATCGATTGAAGGCAGCACCTTAAAAAAAGAAAACAACGAAATTTTGGGGTCTATTGCGAGACGCGTTGCGTTAACGTTTACGCCATGCAATAAAACAGCAACCACAAAGTTGATAAGCGATCCTAATGCTCCAGATGGGTTTAACAAAGTGGATTTGGCTAAAGCCGAAATGATGCAAGACCCCCAATATAGAAAAATTGGCGGAAGCGTTAGTTTGGTCTACAATCCAATTATAGGCAGTTTAGGTAATTTACAAAAATCTGATAACTCTCCTAACATTGATGTATTGGAGCAACGTTTAGTCAAAAATATAACCGCAATTAAAGTCCTTAGAAAGACTATGACAGCAGGGTGTGGAGAATGTGCCCCAAGTGCTTTAACTGGTGGGTCTGCTCTTCAAAAAGAAGATCTAGGCCCAGCATATAAGGGGACCGTTCTAGCTTCTATTAGAGATTTTGATTCTTATCCATTTAATAGGAAGAAATTCAAGGAGCATTTAAAGAAGTGCCTAGAGAAAGCCCAACTAGCACCTATTTCTGAAAGTTTTATTGATCATTTTACTTCAATTGCTGAAGACTCTAAATTAAAAAAGTCTACAAACCCGTTAATCCTTAAGGATTTAGGAGAAGTGGCTGAGTTCTTTGGGAAGGCCAATCGACTAGAAGAATGCCTCATTGAGCTAAGAAAAGCCACGAGGCAAACTATAGAGGGTGGGCACAGTGTAGAAATGCCTGAAGTCTACAAAGTTAATGTTTCGGAAAACGGCAAGACGCATCAAGCGGGAAGGTTTATGATTTCTAAAGGGAAGTTACACCACTTAGAAGACTATGATGGGCTTCTTGAAAACGTAGTTCCCGAAGGTGATGTAACTAGCCAGACTGCTGCTAAGATAAACGAACTGGCTAATTCACCTAGGATAGATTTACAAAAGAGCCCGGTAGAAACCGAACAGTCAAGTATTGATGTTAACCCTCAAGTAAGTGCCGAAAAACTTCCAGAGCCTAAAAAGCCAGCTGTCTTTAGTTATTTTAGACCTGGCATGGCAAAACCCCATGTCGTAGAGTTTTCTCCTCATGGTGCGGCATTAGATGGGAAAGCCTTGAGTGAAGACGAACTAACCTTAATGCTTGAAAATGCAAGAAAGGGGTTAGCTAGGGTTAATTGGGGAGCTATAGACGGGTTACAGAAGAGTGAGTCTACCGAGGGATTAATAGACCAGGACGAAGGGCTACAGCACATCAAAGAGGCTGTAAGAACCGGCGACTTGCATCCTTTAACTGAAAAAGCTTTGGCTCAGCACGTTTTAGAAGATCCTATTGTCGCTGGGGTTGGTAATAAATATGCAACGCAGCAGTTTAAAAAGCAAAACAAACCTGGGGCCTATGCGTCAATTCACCTAAATGACTTTGATCATTTAAAAAAGGTCCACGGTCAGGAGACAGGGGAAGAAGCTGTAAAATCTTTTGGAGGCGCTCTTAAAAATGCTTCTGATAAAGTAGGCAGCCCAAAACTTTTTAGAGTTAGTGGAGACAGGCTTTTAGCTTGGGCTCCTACCTATGAAGACATGTCTAGATTCCTTGGTGAGGCTAGGAATTCTTCTGAGACACTGCCTTTAGTTGGTGGTACTCATAGACAAACCTTTTCAGTAGGCATTGGACATAGCGCCGAAGCGGCAGATAACGCACTAGGGATAGCCAAACAGGGCAAATTGGATCCAGTTAGTAAACAAAGTCTTTACGCACCAGGCAAATCTCCAAACTTAGGGTATTCGTTATATACAGGAGCAGAAGGTAGAATTATGCAACCTGAAACAAACGTTCCTAAGATGGCGATTGGTTAGAGAGTTTTCTGTTAGTAAGCTCTTCTGTAATGTCTTGAATTTGTTGGTCGCGGCTGTTTCCCTGATCCTTTGTTAGACCTGACAATGCCCAGTATCCATACAGGAACTTTAGTTTCCATTCAAGGAACTCTGTTGGTTGATTTTTAAGTTCCATTTAAAATATTAAAGAGTAATTGTTTTTTGTCCAAGCAGATAGGTAACCCTATCTCTAATAAGACTTATAATTTTTCGCTGCGTTTCGTTAAGTTTTCGATTGGATTCTAAAAAGTTTATAATATCTAGTGTTTCTGATATCGTTTTATCGGTAGGAAAATCTGATATGTTATGCAGGCGGTCACAGAGCTTAAGTGTTAGAGCATAGCTGGACATTTTAACCATCTTGTATTGAAGGTAATCTGTCTTCCCTTGCTTTGCTATTTGGTTTTTATCTGAAGTAAGCTCTATTACCAAACTAGCTATTAGATCTCCGAACTCTTTTTGTATTTCTTCTGAAGTTGTGTTTGTGTCTTCTAGTGTGTCATGTAGGTAAGCGGCACACATTAGAGATTCTAGGTTTTTAGAACGTTTTAGAAGGTTTATTAGAAGGGCTACTCCAGCAAGATGGGTAATATAAGGTAGGGCGGTTGCCTTTCTAGTTTGCCCTTCGTGTTTTTGTTGTGCGAAGGTAATGGCTTTTGCGAGGAGTGAGTCTGACATAAATCAACTTTACCTAGATTAAAGTAAAAGTCAACAAGTTTGTAGGAGTAGTGGGAATCGAACCCACAAGTCTTTCGACGGCAGATTTTAAGTCTGCTACGTATGCCAATTCCGTCATACTCCCAAATTGATCTGTGGGATTGGTGGGAATCGAACCCACAACATCCGGCTTAAAAGGCCGAAGCTCTAACCAATTGAGCTACAATCCCTAAAGGGTAGAGAGGCAGGGTTTGATACCTGCGTTACAGTAGCGATCTGTCACGGACCAAGCCTTCCGTCACTCTCTGCACTGAAAGGTATCTTATTGGTCAAAACTTGTCAACTTTTCTTTCTACAGTTTTTACAGGTTCTAGAATTGCCGTAATACATTAAAAACAAAGGAAGTATTTCGCTGCATTTTAAGCACTGTCTTAAACCTGACGCAGAGTTACATTCTTTACATTGTGAGTTAGAGTCCAAAGGCCGATGTTTTAAACAACAAGTACAAATTGTTTTGTAACGCTTTGTATAATAGTCTTCTTTTCGGCAACTTCGGCATTTAGAAGTAACAGGTCGTTTCCTGCTTTCAGTTGAAAATTCATGGAAAGCCCCTCTGTCAAGGTCTTCCATGCACTCGCTACATTTATACGTTTCGGACATGTAGCTAAGATTACTATTCATTTTGTCGTCATTTTGTATCTTATTAAAAGCAATCTCTTAATGGAGACAAAACACTTGTCTTATCATTTTCCGCCGCATGGCACTAATTATTAGGAGATAACACAAAATGGCAACAACTACAAAAGCAATTGCTACTGCACGAGAGCTTTCCGATCTTTTCGCTAAAGAAGTGTCGACTACGCTTCCTTATCAGGTTTCGTCCCAAGACACAAATGGTAATCCTGTAATTACCCTTTCGGTTGATGCGACTCCTACTGCAACCCATAAGGTTGTAATTATTCGTATTAGCCCTATGAGTTCTTGGAGTCCGGTTGATTGCCTTGGCCTTACTAGTCAGATGTATACCCCTCATCAGATTGACATTTGTACAGAAGCAAATGCTGCTTCTTATCCAAATGTTTTGACTACAGTAGAGCTTCTTCCCATTTTGGCTGAAATCGCAAAGCGAGGAATGCTTATTAACTGGTACCAAACCGCAACTACGGTTCTACCAACTGTTGCTGGTATTACTTCAGGTAATTTAAAGGCTTCGTTTGCGGATCTGTACTGGAATGCACAGAAGGCTCAGTAAATAAGAGGCCGTAGTTTAACAATAACGAAAGGTCTCAAGATGAAACTTAATTCACAAGAATTGAACAAATTACTAGATCAAGTGTCTGACGACGTGGCCGCTGTTCTTGCTAAGGCAGAAGAGGCAGAGAAAACAGACCTTAAGAAAGCTAATCCTGGAGAAGAAACTCCAGGTGAAGAAACCCCCGCTGGATCAAGCGCTGAAGGTAGTGCCCCACAAGCAACTCCTAAGGCTCCTGATGCTGGAAGCCCTACTGAAACTCCTGAAGAATCTCCAGGTGAGGCAGAAACTCCTGCGCCCGCTCCTACTGACGAACAGACACAGAACCCGGCAACGGAAGAAAGCGGTGGGCCTGAAGCCCTAGTTGCTGAATATGCAAAGCTACCAATTGAAGAGCTAAAGATGCACGTAATGGCGGCTCATGCGGCCCTTATGCAAGCAATCAGCGGTCCAGAGGGTGGTAGTCCCCAAGGAGCTAGTCCTGAAGGTACTGCTCCAGAAGCAGCTCCGGGCGTTGCTCCAGAAGGAAGTCAGCCAGAAGGACAAGAGCCCCCAATGGGAAAGAAAGAAATGAAATCGTCCGACGGCAATGGTGGAAAGATTATGAAGTCAGAAAAGACTGATCTTGAAATTCGTTTAGAGACACTTGAAAAGTCTTTGAAAGAAAAAGAAAACACAATTAATACCCTTGAAACCAGGTTTACTGAAGCTGCTGATGGCCTCAAGAAATTTGTAGAAAAGTCAGGTAATCAGGCCCTTCGTAAATCTATCTCCGGGATTTCATTCGATAAGAGACCTGGGAGTGAAGAGGGCAAGTCGGATGTGGTTCTCTCAAAGTCAGAAGCTGTTCAAAAACTGAATGCTCTAACGTCTGACCCTGACCGTATGGGGAAACTTGCAAAGAGCGAACGAGAAAGCATCTCTCAATACATCCTTGGTAATGCGCCGCAAACTGTAATTAGCCACCTTTTGAAGTAACAAATTTTAGATAGGAGATATCACAAATGTCACAAGCACTTAATCAACTCACAGACCTAGTTAAAGCTTTAGAAGCTGGTAACTACGACGCGGCCCCAAGCACACTCGTTCAGGGCGCTGCTCTTCAAATCGAAGACCTAACCTCCGTAATGAACAATGTTACCTTTGACTCGACTCATATTAAGCTACAGAAAATGCTTAAGACTGAGTCCTGTAAGTCTACTCTAGCTCAGTTTGATCGTCAATTAAGCTACGGTCAGTTTGGTGGGGCGGCTCAGTTTGAAGGTAACCTTGGTGTTGAAGATACTTCAGACTTCGTTCGTGTAACTGTTCCTATGGCTTTCTACTCAAAGCAACGTCGAGTGACTCTTGCTTCGACTATGGTTGCTACTGTGGACGGTAAGAAATCGGACGAACGCGCTGCGGCAGATGCAGCTATTATGATGGCTGGCGAAATTGAGTTCGATTCGCTTAGAGGTATGGATGACTTCTCTAATGCTGGTGTATTCGATGGTAACCCCAGTGCGGTTCCTGGTATTTTGCCAAACATTCACGGTCTTGGCTTACAGGTTCGTCAATCGGACTTCCAAGCTAACAGTCGCGACCTAATGTTCTCTGAATATGGTTCAGATGACACAGTTGTTCTTTCTGGTGGCGGAACTACTTTAACTCAGGGCGTTGTTGAAGACGCGGCTCTTCGCTCTACATTAGGTTTTGGTAATGCCAATAAACTCATTGTAGATCCTGTGGTCTTAAGTGCTTATAATAAACTAACTTATGGTAAAGAGCGAATTATTCTAGGGGGTAGCCCTCAGGATGCTACTGGTGGAGACCTTCGTAAACAGTGGGTTAGTGGTGGCACTGTAACTGTAGAAGGATCTCAGTTCTTACGCGGTAAGGCAAAGCCCGCTCGTCCTCGTGTAAATGGTCCTCAGGCTCCTGCATCGGTGACTCCTACTGATGGTGGTCTGGCTTCTTCTGGTCTTTCTGGTGTTTATACCTATTACGCAACGGCGGTTAACGAAGTTGGTGAATCCGTTCCTTGTGCAGCGGTAGCTTGTGCCTCTATTGTTCTCAATCACTATATTAGCGTTGCTATTGCTAATCCAGCTGGTGGTTCATGGCGTTATTTTAACGTCTATCGTACTCAGGCTGGTGGTTCTGCTGCTACTGCCCGATACATTGGCCGTGTCCTCGCCACCGCAAATACGGTCTTTACCGACCTTGGCAACAAACAGCCTGGTTTCGTGACTGGTTATCTAGTTCAGGACAATTCTTGCGTCATGAAAGAGCTAGCTCCTTACAGCCGTCTTAAATTGGCAGTTACTGAGCTAAGCACTCCTGAAGCGAACTTTAGGTTCTGTACTTTAGCCGTTACTAAACCTCGTCAAAACGTGGTTATCGACAACCTTAAGGGTTCTCTTTAATCAATAGTTAAGGACAAAATGCCTAGATATTTATCAACTAATGGCGATGAGTTCACGATTCAAGCGGAAGATCGTGGCTATGGTGGAAAACTAACCGAGGTTTTTAAGGCCAGTAAAGATGGTGTAGTTACCGTTGCTGGTCAAACCATTTCAAGCTCTGGTGTTATTGGAGCTACTGGCGCTGTTACAGCTACTACTATTAACGCTAGCGGACTTGTTGCCGCAGCGGCAGCTGTAACTGTTGGGACGACCCTAGGAGTAACTGGAGCTACTACTTTAAGTGGTGGGGTTGCTGTTACTGGAAGTGCGACTGTGGGTGGAAAAACCGTAGCAACAGGGAGTAACTATTCTATTGTTCAAGCCGGTAAAAACGGAGCTGGAGCCCTTACCTTAACTGGAGCTTTACAAGGGGACACTGTTGTTGCTATTGCTAATCTTACAGCTCCTGGGGATTTGCAATCTAGTTTTGAGGCAACGATTACTGTAGCTGGTCAGATTCAACAGAGTGCAGCCACAGATCTTTCAGCAAAACAAGTCTTGTTTATTCTACATCACCTGTAAACTATAATAAAAGTTAACTTAGTTTAAGGCCCTAGTCTTTTTGATTAGGGCCTTTTGTTATAGACAATAGTAAGTGGTTTGCTGCTACGCCAAAAGAGACTTCGACCTTACCATTTACGGGGTGTCTACGTACTTTACCAAGTCTTGCTCGTCCGCGCATTATAATGTGCTTGCTACTCCATTTCTAATTTTTGTGCAAACTTGTTGTTAGAAACAGATCAAAAGCAACTCTAAGCTAACTGATCGGGTTAGCTACACATTCCCAGATTATTCTACAGGACTGGTTTTCTGGTACCAATACCCCAACACGTGACGCAATCGCTCTACTCTTTAAAGGATGGCTGCTTCTAAGCCAACCTGCCACTTACTATTTAATTTTCAGTATATTTTAAGTATATGTTAATTATTTTGTTTTGTCAAGATAAAAACACAAACCCAAGTAATCATTGACAAACATCTATTTTGTGATATACTATACGAATCATGTTTAATAAAAGCGCATTTGTGTGTTCCGCTTATCAAAAGGACGAAGAGAATCTTGTCTTAGCGCGTAAATACTGCCAATATGTTTTAAAGCAAGAAAGACTCCCGTTCGCTCCTCATTTGTTGTTTCCCCAATTCTTGGATGAAAACACACCTAAGGAAAGGCAATTTGGAATTGAGCTGGGTGAGGCTTTTATGAATAGATGTGATGAAATGTGGGTATTTGTAAGGAATGGGATCTTGTCTCCAGGAATGACAGAAGAAATCTATTACGCCTACAACTTCTTTTGGGGCAACGTTTTTTACTTTGACGCGACAGATGCTTCTAACATAATCGAGCTTAAACACATCCCAACAAACACTGGCCTAAAGCGTTACGGAATCCCGATTCAGTCCCAACTCTTAGCTCCCAATTCTTTTTCAAATAAAGCAAAAACAAAGCTAGATGATATCGCTGCTGCTTTAAAATCAGGTAAGAAGTATGAAGATCTACAGGATGAATTAGAATCGTTCCTAGGCCCTGTAGATGATACACAAGACGATTTAGAGGCCAACTCGGAGTGGGAGAATAACTATAGGAAGAATAGAGAATAGAGAATAGAGAATAGAGAATAGAGAATGAGACCCCTAATTCTTTTTAGAGAAATACCAAACCAAGATAAAAGTGAGATCGATGTGGCCTGTAAGTATTTTGACCTTACTGATTCTCGTATGGACATAAAGTCTAACGATTTAGTTATAGGAAGGTATAGCGTTTTGCCGTTTTATGAAGAAATGGAACGGGACGCGATGCTAGTTAATGCCAGGTTAATTAACACTTTGAGTCAACATAAGTATATAGCGAATCTTATGGAATGGTACGAAGATTTAGAAGGACTGACCCCTCGTACCTGGTCTTGTTTAGAATTAGCTCCTATTGAAGGGCCATTTGTTCTAAAGGGGGAAACTAACTCTAGGAAGTTTCAGTGGGATACTCACATGTTTGCTAAGGATAGGCGAGATGCGGCAAATATATGCGTTGAGTTACAAAACGACTCTCTTATCTGTTCTCAAAACGTTGTAGTTAGAGAGTACGTACCGTTAAAGACCTACATGACTGCAATCCACGGACTTCCTATAACCAAGGAATTTCGGTTTTTTGTGGCTTATGGGGAGGTCTTAAGCGGTGGGTACTACTGGTCAAGCCATGTAGAAGATTTGCCCGTTGTTCCAAGTTGTGAAGAAGTCCCTAAAGAGTTTTTAAGAGAAGTTATAGAAAGGATCGGTAACAAAGCAAGCTTTTACGCTATAGATGTGGCTCAAACTGAAAAAGGTGACTGGATCGTTGTCGAGTTAAACGACGGGCAAATGTCAGGGCTCTCAGAGAACAATCCAGATGAACTTTATAGAAATTTACGTAGGGGCGTAGACAGGGCGTGGAATTGACACAAAAGGGCTTCGAATTCGTAATATTGTCCTAGATGTTCTCAGCTAAAGCCTTGGGTTATTTTAGAGAACAATTGTTTGTGCGCTAAATGCTGTTATGAGTTAGAGGATGGCTGGGAAGAGATAGATTTTGAGCTGGAGCCTTATACAAGCCCACTATAAGCCTCAGACATTAAAATAGAAGCTGCGTCTTTAGTAGTTATTTCTTGTGTGTCAAAAACAGCAGTGAATGTTTCCCATACAAGGTCGTTCTTTGCTAATCGTCGGTATCTTTGATATTTACCATAGGCCTTGTCTTTTGGGCACATTGGGGTTGTACAAAAATCAGGGTAAAAATATTTCCAGTCTCTGTAACTAGCTGCAAGTTCCGCTGCTTTGATAAAAAGTTGTTTTTGTGTCATTTAAATTACCTTTAGGTACTTGGCCTCAGATTCGTTTACTGCAGTGAGCCCATTAAGGCGCTTCATATACTTTCTTAATTTACTGCCATAGGTATCTAGGATTTTCATTTCTCCAGAACCTAGAGCGGCTTCCTTTGAGCTTACTGGACCAGCCCATAGCTCAAAATCGTGATCTTCGTTCTTAAAAACACAATAAAACTTCAGGGTTTTGTTTTTGTTCATTTTACTACCTTCCGTTAAACCGACTCTTTGCACCGTTAATTGTTGTTGCGTGGGGTTTCAGCATATCTTGAATAACTTTTAGATCTGCGTTAAGGGACTCTACTTCTTTGTCTGTTAGTGCAAATTCCTCTCCGCTGCTCATGTATCTTAGAGAGTCAAAGAAGGTTTGTATATTCCACCAAGTTGCCTTGTCTATTGTTTTGTTTGTCTTGGTTTAGATATGCCTCGGGCTTAAGATTCTGTCAATATCAATCTTTAAGAAGTGAGCGAATTAAACAAAGACTTACCGCAGCAGACATTTACGGTGCATAGCGTTGTTTTAGTTTCTGGAACCACTTATACTTTTACTATTGTTCCACTTTTTACTTCAAAATTTAGCCGCATTGCAATAAACGATATAGCTGATCTTGTTAGAGTAGGTGGCTTACATTCTACAAGGGTTACCGTCAAGCAAATTGTGTCCGATGGCGTTATAACTGTAGAGTCAACCCCAAGCACTCTAGAAGACCCTGAGGGTGATTCTGGGGCTGTAGACCTTACTCTCTATATAAACGGCACCTTATACGTCCATAGACAAACATGCGACCCTTGGCGTTGGGGCTGGTATTATTAAGAATCGGCTAGCTTCTTAATTTTGTTGATGACGGCTAGAATTTCTTTACAATGCTCTTCGTCAAACCCTGTATGTTGTTGAATTTCTTGCCAATAGTAAAATGACCCATCTGCTAGGTCCAAAAGCGCTTGCTCTGCTTCGGTTAGTTTAGGCACGGCTAGCCCCTCAGTACCCCTAACAAACTCATCGATGGCTGCCCCTGACAGTCCAATCCATAGGGGAATAAGAGTAATTCCCCAAGACCAGTGGGTAACTCCAGCAAGCTTAAGAGCTACTGAAAGAATTAGAACATATCCCATAAAACGGATTTTCATTTTGTGTTTCCTTTTTGTTATTGTTTGTTATTTTCTAAGGTCTTTGAAAGAAGCCCTTCTCTGACAGTTTGCGCTAGGTCATATTGTTTTATATTGGCAGCAATGGCTTGCTCTGCGTGATATTTGTCAAGAAAAGCCTTGTAGTCAGTATAAAGAACATATTCCCCGTCATCATCGTTCATCATTTCGGAGGATCCATTTTCATCTTAATATGATTGGTGTCTGAATCTATTTTACCTTGTTTTGATTTTCCATTCCTTTCTTTTACTTCATATACAAGGCCCTGTCAACAACAATCTTTAAAATATGCGATTAGCCGTTACCGAATTACCTATTGCGTTAAACTTGGGCATGTTAAAGGTCTGTAAGTCTTGCTTTGTGGCAAAGCCACTAGAAGATTTTTACAAAAACAGTGAAATGAAAGACGGACTTACCAGCCGATGTAAACGATGCATCATAAATGCCAGCGGCGTACTTCATGAGAAAAACAAAGCCAGGGACGCTATAGTTATACCGGCCCTTAAGATTTGTTCGAGATGTAAAATAGAAAAACCTAGTTTTTGTTTTTACCAAAGCAAGGGCGAAAAAGACGGTCTTTTGGCTCATTGCAATAAATGTCATGCAGTTGTGACTATGGTATCAAAAGAGAAAAACAAGGCCGGTTCGGCGGTTAGAGATCTGGGTTGCTCTGTCGAGTTTCTTAAGCAATATTTGGAGTCCAAGTTTCTTCCTGGTATGACCTGGGAAAATTGGGCCAAGCGGGGATGGCATATCGATCATATTACTCCCTTGGATACTTTTGATCTTACCAACAGGGAACAGTTTCTCCAGTGTTGTCATTATACCAACCTACAGCCATTGTGGTGGAGAGATAATTTATTTAAGGGAACTAAGATTTAAGGAGTCAAATTGAAACTTTCTATTAGAGTGCTGACCTGTGTTGTTTCCGTAAATGATTACGGGGTTGCGACCGAGATGGTGTCTACGGCAGGAGACCCTATCGATTTGTGGTTTCAACTTGTAGATGACAGCAAGAACCTATCGTCTCACGGTTTTTCCCCACCCGGCCTTAGATATTGTCCCCTAGCTAACTCAACGCTACAAGTTACTTTTTTGAATCTTAATAATCGCAACCAGTTCACCAGATTTGCTTCACAACCGTTAGCACAAGATCCGTCTATTTTTAAGGTCTCTATTCTAGCCACAGATCCTGTTTCAGGTACTGTTAGTTGCAAATTCGTTCTAACAGAGCCCTCAGGCGCTGGAACTATCACTAAGACTTGCTCTTTAAACGCCTGTTTCTTAGTAGACGGCACTGATACGGTTGGTAATCCTCGGTCTACCCTACCCTACGGGTTTTAATTATGTCATTTGATAACCCTAACCAACCTCCATTTACCCCAATGGACTACGACTTTAGTAGACCTACCAATGTTGATTTGGCTGGCGACTATACTGACTCAAAACCTGGCTTAGGTAAGATCTACAAAGAGAACGCGATTGCTTCTCCTTGGGGTGACGAAGAACCTTTAATTACCCCAGAGAAACTAAAGAGAATCCATTTATTTGGCATTCCTTTGGTTTCAAGCATAAAAAACCCCTTAACAGGTCGTCCTGAAATTATGGACGATACGTTAATTAAACAGTACATAATTGAAGCGGTTTCATTAGCTGAAGCCGAAAGCAAGGTTGAAATATTTCCTAGGCAATACTGTGAAAAGCAAGCATTTGATAGAGTAGCCTATGAGTCATTTGGTTATATGCTTTTGCGGCATAGACCCGTTTGCTCCCTTGAATCTATTACAGTAACTCCATCAAACGAAGTTAGCCAATTCAAAATACCAAACGAATGGGTAGATATAGGTAACCTTCATTTAGGACAGCTTTCTCTAATTCCACTTACTCTTTTTACTAGAGGCGGTGGGGTTGTTCCTCTGACCTCGGGTCCTGCTGGTTCGTTCTTTTTAAGTTTGTTAGCTTCTAAACCGTGGGTGCCCGCGTTATTTGAGATTGTTTACAGTTCCGGGTTCAAAGAGGGGTGTCTTCCTAAAATTGTAAATCAACTAATAGGGGTTACAGCAGCAATGGAAATTCTTTCTGCTTTAGCTGCTACCTATAGTAGAAGCAATTCAACTTCGTTAGGCATTGATGGGTTGTCTCAATCGGTTTCAACTCCTGGGTCTGACATCTTTACTGTTAGGTTAACTCAATTGGCTGAAAAAAGACAGTGGATTAAGTCTAGGATCCAAAGCGCGCTAGGTATGAACTTTATAATTGACAATGTGTAACTGCAAATAAAATGCGTGACTCTGAAAAACCAGACCTAGAAAAAGGGGCAATGAGAAGGCTCTTCCCTTTTTCTCCAAAAAAAGAGGCCGCACGTCCATCTGGAGAAGTATGGAGTCGGATAACAAATAAGCCAAGACCCGTTACCGTAGGAGACGATATAGGGGCTTGGTCAGGGCAGGATTCTCAAGCAAGAGAGAGATTGGTTTCTTCCATATCACCTGAAGCAAAGAATAGATCTTTGCACAAATTGCATTCTTTGACTCAGGTTAGACGAAATCCAAAGACAACCGAAAGAGAGGTTTTGCTTCATAGGGGGCATAGTAATGACGAAAGGTTAGCTAACGTAACTGGGACTCATTATAAAAGTGTCGACTCAAGCTCTTGGACGCCAGACGTTAATATTGCTAAAAGGTTTGCTTACAAGACTCCAGTAACGAGCGCTTGGATTCCAGAATCTAAAGTAGGCGGATATCTTCCAATTTTACTCCCCAAAGATAATCAGTCGATAGAGAAAAATCCCTCACTAAACGATCAAATAAAAAGAGAACAAGAGGTAATAGTAGGACCTGGAAAATTTGAGCTACACAATACTGCCCTTGTTAAAAGTGAGGCTCCAGGCTTGCTTGATGAAGAGCCCAAAGAAAACCCAACAACCCCCTGCGTCTTAACAATCATCCTTGATGGTCTTGGCAAGATGCTTTTTATAAAAAGACATGACACGAAGCAGTATAGTGTCTGTGCTGGTCATATAGAAGGTAATGAAACACCTGAAGAAGCGGCTAGACGTGAGATAAAAGAAGAGACCGGCCTAACCCCAGAATACCTAACTAAACTTGAATATAAGTGTAACCCAAATTTAACTTGTTTTAGTGCGCAGTGTCAAGGAGAGCCAACTAACCAAAGAGATCCCGACAGTGAAGGTACTCCAAAATGGGTCAGCATCGTCCAGGGCATTCCTAAAAATATATGGAATCATTTGTCCGGGCCAAAAGACGATACAAACATTGTAAAGAGGTTGTTCTCTCAAGCTTTAGGTCTTCAAAAGTCTGAGTACAATTGGTTATGGGACGTTGGATTTATGGATTTGCGTAAAGCAGAGACCAGCCCTATTGTAGAACGACCTAAAGCCCCTAAAAAACTTTCAATAGCACATCAACCAAAAGAAGCAACCGAAAAGAACCTATTGGTAGTTCACAACCTAAGTAAAGATAAATTACAGAATGCTCATGAATTAGGTGGCTTAGCGGCTCCTAGTATTGCAATACATCATAAGGACCATCCTTTTAGTAGTTTTGGTGATATAAGTTTAGTAGCACACCCAAGCTTAGTTGATCCTGAAAAAGGCGTTCCAGTATTTAACGCAGACGCATATACAGCAAGACACCCAAGGGCTAGTTATAAAGTAAATAAGCCAAAACTTACTTCTCTAATCAAAGAGCTTTACCCCCATGCTAAAACGGTTGGGGAAGAGAACCATTTGTCATATGGGCTAGAAGACGATATAGTAAACAGAGGAGCAAGAGAAGCTGTTGAAAGCAGGTCAATGGAACCTACGCTTAAAGCTGCTTATTTACACGAAAAAGGGCATCCAATAGTTCCTTTAACTAAAGAAAAGACTGTTACTCACGATATAGTTAAAGAGAAGCCAATGCGAGACTTCTTTTTACAGCATGGGACACCTGATCATGTTTACAACAGCGATGAAGAATATATTAAAAACGCTACAGAGGCGTACAAAAAATCTATTCCTTCCTATGTAGCAAGGAAAATAAAAGAAGAGGGCTGGGATGTTGAGGGAGTCGCTACTCCTGCGAAAAAGAAAGCTAGAATCAGAGAGTTAACAAAAGAGCAATTAGAAAACCTTGACACCGAAGGCCTTTTACACCATTGGGTTGCTAAAGGTTTGGCAAGAAGCGGTAGAGACCTAGGGAAGACAGAGCCTGATCGCTGGGGAACCCAAGAAGCAGTTGATAAAAAGCTAAAAGATCTTGGGCTGGAAGACGATTATTCAAAGTGGGCTGTTAATAAAGTAAAACCTGCCCAGTCTACGCCTTACATACCTATGGGAGCTAGAAAAGTTCCTTATACTATGGAAAATATTTTAAGGCATGTTACAAAAGGTGGGGTGAAAGGTACTGAAAAGTCTGGGGCTCTTTATGGCACGGGGTATGCAAGAAGCAAGGGCGCTATGCGCTATCAAAATCTGGAACATATTAAAGGCGATCAAGGGTCTTTGGTTCCTCACGATGAATTTGAAAAATGGAAAGAAACGTCAAACAAGAAATTTGGCGATATAGCCGATAAGGTAAGTAGGTATCATTCAGTAGGTGGGTTTCATACAATGGACGCCCTGACCAATGCGGTCGGAGAGTCTTTTAAACCTGGACATAGCCTTAGCTCAGAACTAGCAAAGGATGGTTTTAAAGGGGTTCCAGGCAGGATTGTTCAAGAGCTAAAACAGTGGGGGAACGAATTAAGGTATGGTCCATCTGCTTATTTTGAAGCGAAGCCACAAAGAGCAGTTGGGTTAAATGAGTTTAATGCTGCCGCAGTGCCACATGATGTTAGTCCCGAGAGTTTAGATATTTTGAAGCAGCACGGTATAAATAGTATTGAGCGTTACAAACGAGGCGATGAGCAAGACAGACTTAGGGCAGTTAACCATATTGCTGATTTGAACGACCTTAAGCTTTCTGAAAAAGACCTTGGGTTGGAAGAGCTGGGTAAATAGCAATCTTTGACAAGTGCCCTCTCAAGAAGCCCAAGTTTTATTAAGAAACCCTAATCCTCTAGAAAGAGCATTAGCGCTCAAGTTTGACTCAGTGACTCCAGAGGACGTTGCTTTAGCGATACTCGATCCAGACAAAACCGTTTGGAAAGCTGCGTTAAACCATCCTAACTCACAGCACGCTATTGATGTTTTATCCTCTGCTTCAAGAGACGCGTCGGGAGCACCTTTAACAGCTCAGCACGACGCATTGCTAGCGGACCCTAGATGCACTGAAGAACATGTAGCTAATATTCATAGAGCCATTAGCAATGATGGGTTCCTCCCAATTCAACAACAGACAGCTAGACTTAAATTACTAAAGCTTAGGCTGCCTCTTAAAAAAGCTGAAGAGAACCAAATTCGTCTAGATCATTATGATGATCCACTTGGAGACGAAGTAAAAGTAAATCAAGAAGAAAAGCGACACCCTGAGTTAAAGCAAATTTATGACAAAGGGGTTAATTCAAACAACCCAATGTCAGCCCAAGATTCCGATTTACACGACCCTGGCCTAGCTTCACCTAAGGTAACCTATAAAATACACGATGGGGAAACCTCACATCATTTTTTAGTTAAACCATACTATGAAAGAGACCTTCCTTTATCTGGGTGGAATGAATCAACTTCTCAAGAACTATATCATGCAGCAGAAATCCCCCACTTACATCAAAAATCATTTGTAAGTAGTTATCGTAACGGAAACCACCACGTTATCCCTGCTACTGTAATTCATATTGAAGACGCCACTCCTATTCACAAGATACCCAAGCAAGAGATTTTAGCTAAAAACCCAAAAGCTGAAGAAGACGCTAGAAAAATAGCTCTTATGGATTTTTTGACCGGGAATGGAGATCGTCACTCAAACAATTTAATGATCAAACCTGACGGTCAACTATTAGCGATTGATCACGGCCTCTCATTTTCATACGCCGGTGGTGGCTGGGATACAACTGAAGAAAACTACACCCCCTCTAAAAAAAGAAGTACCCATCTAGGTAAATATACCCGTAGGGCTACTTCATTGCTTACGTCTACAGCGTTACCTGGTGAACCCTATGGGTTGGAAGGTAACTCTTTAGATTATCACAAAGTAATAAAGCATTGGTGGCCTTCAGTTTCTCCAGATATTAAAAGAACATTTCAAAAACGTTTAGAGTTAATCAAAAATCCAGCACTTAAACGGCATCTAGAATCAGCTTTTAACGCAAGACATAAATGGTTAGATGAAGAGGCCCAAAAAGAACCTGAAGCGTTTTTAGAAGACCTTAAAAAAGCCGTAGAAGACCCATACGCTAAATTCAACACTCAACATTCAGTAATTGAAAAGCCACCACAATCGGCTAAAAATTATGATTCAGTAAATAAAGAGTTGTTAACGGCTCACCCTAAACAATTACAGTTAAAAGTCGACCAGTTTGAAAAATACATTAACCACCCAGACAACCCTATACGCCCAGAAAAGGGCGATATAAACGGGATTGAACAAAAAGCTTTGGTTAAGCACGCTGACAAGAATTATCTATTAAAAGCAGCGAGTACCCCTTGGAACCCCCTTTCTGGTTGGAGTGAATTAACTAGCCAAGCAATGTATCATGCCGGCGGTATTGGACATTTGCATCAAGATTCACACCTAACTAACCTAAATATCAAAGAAGGTGGGGCAACTAGACAGCAGCCTGCAATTGCAATTCATTTTAAGCCTGGGGAATGGCGCACTCTGTCAGAGGTTAAAAGAAAAGGGAAGCCAGGAGAGGCCAAGGATTTTACAGTTAATAATGACGCAGACCTAAAAAAAGCTTATCTAATGGATTTTCTGACCGGGAATAGTGATAGACACGACGAAAACGTTCTGGTTGGCCCTAATGGTGAACCTCAGATGATTGATCACTCATTTTCTTTTAAAAAAGACGATTGGTCAGACCCTGAAGATCAAGACAGGCTTCCTTGGGATATAAAAGGCAATGGTATAGATCCTTTTGATTGGTCTAGTTTCTCTAATGATCATGGGTTTGGAACAAGAGCAGACAAACTTACTCACGATTGGTGGAAGCTTTACAAAAAACCTATTGTAGGTGCTTTCAATACACACCTTGATATGATTCCTGATAAAGAGGAACGAACTAGAAGAAAAGCGATGTTTGATTATAGGGTTAACGCACTAGACAAAAAACACCCTTTGCTCTTTGAGCAGGTCAAGAAATCAGAAGAATTAACTAAAGGAGCAATGCAAAGACTTTTTCCCTTTGACCCTGCTAAAGAAAGTCAAATACCTACAAGTCCATCTACTACAATGGATTATGATTTAGATCACTGGACTGGGGACGAAGATCTTGCTGCAAGAAAAAGAATAGCGGCTTCAACCTCTTTTGGGCTAATTCAGCGTAGCTTACAAAAACTACACTCTTTGACTTCAGTCAGAAGAGGCCCTAATGGAAGAGAATTTTTGCTTCATAGAGGGCATAATGGATCAGAAGCGAAGGTTAAAAGATCCCCAACTCACTTTAACGAAAACAGTGTTTCAAGTTGGACCCCGAAATTAGCAATAGCTAATCAGTTTAGCCGGGCAACTAGAAGCGGGGATGGATCTGTTACTTCTGCATGGGTTCCTGAGCAAAGCATAAAGGGATACGTTCCTCAGTTTGGAAGCGAAAACCCAAACACTCGCAGTGGAAGTGGGGAGTCGACGTGGAAAAGAGAGCAAGAGGTAATAGTAGGCCCTGGAAAATTTGAATTACATCACGCTGTAGAAAAAACAGAGCTTCTTGAAAAAGGAGCAATGTCAAAGTTCCCATTCAATCCTCAGTCTCCTGGTACGCCTGAAACTTATGCGCAGCCTCTTAATGATTGGGTAGATGATGCGAAACCAAAGGCAAGGGAACAACTAGGGCTTATAGGTATGGAGCCAAATGCTAGAGCTAGGTCTTTACATAAGTTGCACGCAAACACAGAGGTACGAAGAAACCCAAAGACAAGTGAACGAGAATTCTTGTTACATAGGTGTTTTGGGGATAGTCAATTAGCTACTCTTAAAACACCTGGTAAATACAATTCGATAGCTCCTAGAGCAGACAAGTCTCCAAAGAGAAGGGCAATTAACTACACCTCTTGGAGTGCAGACCCTAATTCTACATATCAAGGCAGGCATGTGGTTTCGGCTTGGGTTCCCGAATCGCACATTTCGTTTTACGTACCTCAGTACAATAATATGCCTGGAATTAATGAAAGAGCAAAGTTTCTTAGTGGGAAAGAAAAAGAAGTGATTGTTCAGCCAGGTGAATTTGATATTTTTCATCAAGGTGGAGAGAATGATTGGAAGCTAGGGTTAGATCAAAAACTAAAAGGGTTGCATAAGTCTTTGGGGAACGCTGAATTCCTCCATGACCAACATACAGCTTTCCCGACTCAACAAGGACTACAGGCTAATATGAAAGGGGTGCATGAGAAGTTATTAGGAGCGCATCCAAGTGTCGTTAATCCGCATGTAAGGGCCTTTGAAATAGCAGTTAATCAGTCTAAGGCCCCAATAGCTCCATTTAAACAACAAAAAGAGCTAAATGGACTAGAGCCTAAAGCACTGTACAAACACAACGGCAAGAGTTATTTGGTTAAAGCGGCTAATGAGCCTTCAACGGCTATGGGTGGTTTTAATGAAATGACTTCACAAGCGGTTTATCATGCGGGTAATATTGGCCACTTGCATCAAAAAGCCCACGCGACCATTGCTAAGACTGGATTAAATAGAAGCGAACCTGCTCATGCAATAGTTATCCATATGGAGCCAGATAGCCTGACATTGAATGAAGCTGCTGGGTGGACTGACGAAAAGGGGAAAGAGTATCCAGCTATGGATTATTCCAGAGTAGAAAAGACTATGAGTAACCCGGAACATTTGAGAAGTCTGCAAAAAATCGGTATGATGGACTTTTTGCTTTCTAATATAGATAGACACGCGTCAAATCTACTTGTAAAGCCGGATGGTTCTGTTATAGCAATAGATCACGGTAGGTCTTTGTATGCAATGCGCAAACATGCCTTAGGCAGGGAAACTTCTAGCGACTTGTACGGAACCGACGCAAATGGCAAAGAGATGGACTACGAGCCAGGGTATCTAAGCGATCCAGGTTATCAAGACTCCTACACTAAAAAATACATGGATGCTCCTGAAGAATCAATAGCGGCTAAGTTTGGTGGCGAGCCAGAAGATTCTACTTGGGACTGGTGGCATGATAATAAAGGTGCAATGCTAAGCAAGTTTAGGGACCATGTCAATATGTTGCCTGATGAAGAAGTGCGTCAAAAAATGTTAAATGGGTTTATGAGCAAGTATCATTTGCTAGATAAATTTAGTCAAAATAGGCATTTACAAGACAAAGCAAATAGTGTACCGTTAGAAGGTGCAAAAACGCTTGTTGACAAAACGCACTTAGCTAACGGAGATATAAAATGAAAGTAGAAGTCTATTCAATTTATTCAGGAGCGACCCAAACGTTTCAGGGTGAGTCAGAACAGGTTAGGAATCAGCTTAACGCAGCGTATCCTTTTCTAGCTAGATACAAAAATAACTCATTGCAAGATGATTTGTCAAAATTGTCACAACAGCAAAACTTTATGGTTGAGGTAAAAGAGTAATGGGTACGTTAGGTATAGTTTTGATTATTGTTGGTTTGGGTTCGCTTTGGATAGCCGGAGTAATTACTATTTGTAGGTTCTTCTAATGCAAGTAGTTATAAGCGATTTGTACAGCTCGACGCGTCACACTCTAGAAGGTGACGAAAATGACGTTAGAAGTCAAATCTTAGATACCTACCCATTCCTATTGATGAAGTTTGGCCCTCACTGTTCAGTTGATATTTTAGTTAACGCGTTAAACAAAAACCAATCAACTATAGCCAAAATCTTAGACCAGCTTTCTAAATCTACCCCTACGGACGGCACAGGGCTTCACCAAATCAGTTGTGACCCACATTTACCTCATGGTCAGCTAAATACCCAAGATGCAGAACTAGATGCCTGTAATCGAGCCGCAGCCTTCCTCAGCGGTAAAGAGTGTACAAGCCAAGAATTAAGACAAGCCTTGCTTCAAACTGAATGCCCACAAAAAGCCGCCTTGTTAGCTCATGGATTGCCTCTAACAGCTTTGTCTGACCTATTAGCAATACTACAAACCCAAGATCTGAAGAAGTCCGAAGATGATCAACCCGTAGTTTTCAAGGAAGTTAACGCAACCAATCAATCTTCTGAAGAATTCGCTAAAATAGTAAAGCAAACTTCTGATGAAGGCGAGATTAAAAGAGTCCAACTAGGTGCAGGTAAACACGCGGCAGGTATGCTGTTAGCTCGTAACTCAGAAAGTCATAAGAGCTATGTTCTAAAGCCAGGTTCGGGCAAGCAAAGTCCTATTATAGGTGAAACTGAAAGCGGTTCAACCCAATCACAACGCGAAGCAGCTTTTTATGCTGTTGCTTGCGCTTTTGGATTAGGTGAGTTTTTACCCGAGTGTCATCTATTGTTGCTAGACGGTAAAGAATACGCCTGCTTTGCCTTTCTACCTCATTCATACAAAAACATGAACGACCTGAAGGCTAAAGATCCAAATCTACCCAAGAGGTTGTTTTCTTTGTATAATGATGGTACATTGCATAAATTTGCCGCAATGGATTATATAATGGGAAACCCTGATCGCCACCTAGGAAACGTTATGGCTTCTGGAGATAGCGTTAAATTAATAGACCACGGCAGTTCCTTTTGTGGGATTGACTTTAATCCAGCCAAAGACGGAATGTCGTTCGTTCCTTGCTATCTTAGAGCAGGCATTCAAAACTTCAATAACCTAACTGTAGATCAAAGGTTACGTGTTATGCCTAGGTTAAATGCTGAAAACGAAAAGAAGGTAAGGAAGTGGCTGCTGGATTTAGATCCTGGTATTATGGGTCAAATTATAATGCAATACGGTATAGACCCAGCGCCAGAACAAAAACGGCTTGAAAGTCTACAGCAAGCAACTTCCTACCAAACTGTTGATCTGGCTATATTAAGCGCTTGGGTTGTTGGGTAGAGGAGCTGCGTTAAGGGTCTCTGCTAGATTTCTTGCCGAAGACATAGCAGAGTTAAACGGTCTATAGCTCATTTGAGAACCGTACCAGCTTCCAAACGTCTTAATCGTTCTTCCTGTGACTTGTGAAGCAAAACCGGCGTAATGCTTTCCGTCCCTATGACTTTTACGTACTACGATTGTTGCAGCAAAGGGCATGGTGTCCTCCGTCGTTTTGTTAGCTTCGATTTATTAGATATAATCTTTATCTATTAAGAAGTCAAGTTAATTATTCGTCAACATAAAGACGCTCTGCCCCATGACCATCGCTACCCTCGCAAATGCCTCTTGTAAACTTCCTCAGGCAATATTGGTGATTTTGAGGGACTTTTGTACGATCAAACCTGTAGCTACCATCTTCTAAACACCAAAACCGATCGGCACTGCATACCAAAGAATCGTCCTTTGTTTTAGAAGCTATTTCGTTTGTTAGTGTAGACTTACCTGAACCTGGTATGCCACGAAAAATAAAAACGGTCTTAGTAGTGATTGGAAAGCTGATTTTTTGCAACAGCTCGTATTTGGTCATTAGCTAATCTTTCGGCGATAGATTCCAGGTTCAGTGCATGGAAAGTTATATTGCAACGCTGGCATCCAATAGCCATCCCCACAGAAAAATTCGTCTTGTTTGAAAACTGTGTCGCCATGTTCAAGAAAGATATACTTTGGGTAGTTGTTAAGTCTATTTTCCAGCTTCGCTTTCAATTCTTCATTTTCTTGACGCAGCTTGGCGACTTCTTCAGTTAGGTTTGTTTGGGGTTCTTTAATGACTTCACCACTATGGTTTCCTTCGGTTAGTTGGGTTAGTTGGGTTTGATCTTTTATTTCGGCCTCCCCAAAGACCCAATCATCCCCAAAGACCCGAGCATCCCCAAAGACCCGAGCATCCCCAGATACCCAACAATAACCTTCATGACTTAGGTTATCTTCGGTTTCAATCCACCCGCCTAGGTCACCTTTCTTAATATAACCGAAATTACGCGTAGCGACAATTCGGTGTAGAGTATGGCCAGAAAATTGTAGGGTTTCTTTTGTGAATTTGTACTTTTGCATTTAGGGTTCCTTGATTTGATTTGGTTTGTTACATGCTTATCCGGTTGACGCACCTGCGGGCTTTGAAGCAAATGTGAATTCTGTTCGTCCTCTATAGCCCCCTTGAATGTGGAATGCTCCAACAGCGTTCCACATCGGAAAACCAATTGATCCTCCTGTACCATAAAGACGAATTGCAACTATGCCGCCGAATACGTGGATTTCTTTCACGAATCCGTAGCCGCTGAACACGTTGCGCAAGGGCACCAGATATAGAAGGTTCTTGGCGACCTTGTAGCTGTGGGAGAACCACTTTCGGGTTAAAGAGTATGGCGGGTTGCTAATTACCCAATCCATTGGACGCGTCCAGTGAAAGAAATCTCTACCTTCGGCTATTTCACACCATTCAGCATTTGGTGGTAAGAACTCCATGAATACGCCCACCCCTTTACAAGGCTCAAGAACGCTTCCAAGTGGCTGAAAGTGTTCAACCATGTCCTTGGCAACCCACCTCGGCGTGTAGACCACGTCACCTGTCTTCTCGCTCATTGCTTAATTCCTATCGAATCAATGGAGTGTGTGAACCGGATAAGCATGGTTTGTTAGGTATAGCCTTTATCTAAAAAGAAGTCAAGAGATTATTTCAAGTAAGCTGGCCCATGTGACGTGACAGTAACCCAAGACTCAGGTTGATAAATATTGCCTCTAGAGTGCTTTGCAGGGACCTTCCAAGAAGCCGCTTTGAGAATGTCCCCGGTTGATTTGTCTATAAACGCCCAAGCGCTACGACTAACTTCTTCATTCCTTACGATTCGAACGTTTTTAACACCGGGCATTACAATTAAAGTTGGAACAGCAAGTCTAGGGTAATTTGTCTTAAAATAAACGTTAACTTTCTCTTGAGAGTTAGCAATGAAAGCCGCTAGCGCCGTTTCGAAGTCTTGAGTGTTTTTGTTTTCCATAGGTTTGTTATAGATCCTTAGGTTTTAAAAGTCAACGAATTTTTACAGAAGTTGTCCAGTAGGAAGTTTTCCAAGGCTTTTAGCTCGTTCCCATTCCATACTAGAAATTCCTAACGCACTAAGCAACATCTTAAGTTCTTCGGTAATTTCAGTATATTCAGCTTCGGCACGGTTCTTTTGCTCTTCGGTAATTTCAGTATATTCAGCTTCGGCACGGTTCTTTTGCTCTTCTAGTTCTTCACTAGCGGTTTTTAGTTGTGCCTTCAAATCTTCTTTATCTTTTTCTAGCTGGATATTCGCTTCTATAGTTTTACCGTCCGCAGCCTCTTTGATTGCGTCTTGTAGGAGTATTTCGCTTCCATATGAAAATGAGCATATGCAAGATGGTAAACGGACTTAGCTTCCCAATATGCTTTTGAGTTTTTCTTTGCGCCAATAAATCTGCTGTACAAACGGTCAAGTTCTTCTTGTGTCATGTTTGTCATGTTTGTCATGTTTGTCATGGGTTAGTTATAGATCAACCTAGAAACGAAGTCAACAACAATCTTTTAGTTATGTGCGAGGTTTTTGTAGAACAATGCAGTGAGTCACAAGGAAACAGGTAATGGGCAATTTTTTGTTTGTTTCTTGGGATGGGGACCATGTAGGCCGCGTCATTTCTGGCGCCAGAATGAGCGATGACGCGGATGAACTAAGGAAGGTTTCTTCTGCTATTGATCGGGGAAATCAGCTTTGGAAAGATTGGGCTATTAATCACGGTGGCTCTGTTGTCTCTATGGGCGGGGACGAAGGTCAGGCCCAGGTAAGCGCGGTTGCTTTACAAGACCTTCAAGACATAAAACGTCAATATGAGGAATCTATTAACTCTACTGTTTCTATCGGAATAGGGATGAAGCTTTCTGAGTCTTTCAAGGCGCTGCTTTGTTCTAAGTTACGCGGAAGAAACCGTACTACCTTTTACGATAAAGACGTTGAAAAGGAAATTCAAGAAGCTTCTGGCTCTGACGATGATACTAAAAAGAAAATTGTAGACGAATATTTAGAAAAGAGGCAAGTAGTCCACCATACAGGTAAAGGTGGCACCCCTACTACCTATCATGTTCAGGAGGCGTCTGCTAATCCAGAAATACAACAAAAGAAAGATCTCAAGGGCTTCAAAGAACAAACAGCAGAAGACTTCGAGACATCTTTTAGGCAACTAGCAACCAGTCAAGAAAACAAAGAAAACTCTCAAAAAGCATCTAAATCCGGTGACCTTGACGCAATAAAACAAAAGGTAGCTACTGCGTTAGAAGCAGTGCATAAACAATTGCCGCAACTGGCCGAAATTAAACAAGCATCTCCAGAAACTTACACAGCTGTTTTAGGAGTTATTCAAGGTCTAATTGCTTTGGGACAACAAGTCTTAAGTTCAGATCAACAACTGTCTAAATCCCTTACGGACAAAATGCCTGGTGGAGTCGCAGACAATATGACTCCCGAACTTTTTGATCAAGAGCAATTAGCTATCGGAACTATGTTGGAGCTTGAGCACACGGACGATCCAGAATTAGCCAGAGAGATAGCCATGGATCACTTAGCAGAAGACCCTGACTATTACAAAGACGAAACTAAAAATAAATCTCTCGAAAAAGAACAACTCTCTGAGTCTAAAGAAGAACTTGACCCAAGCGAATCTGTTTTAAACAATACCATTTTAGATAAAGGTGGTATGTCTGCTCAAGTCAAGTCTATTAGAACGCATCGTAAGCTGATACCAGGCGAGGTTTTAGACTCTCGTCATGTTGTTGTTCCAACCCCTTCAGGAAAGAATTCTGTTCGGGAGGTATCAGCAGGTCAGCAAAGGTCCTTAGAAGACACTGTGACTAATCCAGTGGGGCCAGGGCTAGGTCCACCTGTATCAGCTAGAAACAAACCTAGTCGGACTTAAAATTTAGAGATATTTGAGATTTGGGCTAGCTTCGCTTTTAGGTCTTCATTTTCTTGACGCAGCTTGAAAAAGCAAATATACTTTAATTCCCAAACATTCCTCTTCTGCTGTATCCGTCATAAGGAACAAATTCGCCCTTTTCTGTGCATAGCCTTGTAACCGATTTCTTGAGTTTCTCTGTTTCGTTTTTCATGCCTTTACTTATAGATCGACCTTCAAAGAATGTCAAGCAGCAATCTTTTAAATAATGGACCGACCAAGACCCAGACCCAAAACTAACGCAGTGAAAGAAAGCTTTGGGATATTCTCAGGTGATATTTTAATTAGAAATGCGTTACTAATTGGCCTTCAAGATCTTAGAGATAACCCCTGGCAGCTTCCGCTTGTCTTCTCCAGCCTTATCAATGACCCATACACTTTTGACAAGTATGGCTATAAAGAACTGAACAAAGCGGTCAATTGGTTCTTAAAAACCGAAGTTCCTGTAGTCTTAGACGCAACGCTTACTAATTCCCCAAGCATGCCTGTCATCATCGTAGGCCTACAAGAATCAACTGAAGCTGAAGCTACCCTAGGAGATGTTCATTATGTCCCAAACGAGTTAGTAGAGTCAGAATATGAACCCCTAACTCAATCCTTTTCAGCTCAATATGATCCTGTTACTGGCCTAGTCACCCCAAGTGTTTCTGTATTGGTTAACAATCAGATGATTCTCAAAGACAAACCTGGAAACAAATATCCAGTTTTAGACATACAATCAACTGAAAGTCAAGAAAACTTCCTAATAGCTAAAGACCTAAACTCTGACTTTAGTCAATGCGTTCTCGAATGGGCCAATAACCGCGTGTCAGTTAGCTTAGAGTCCCTATGGTTCAAAGAAACCTATAACATAGTGTGTAACGCTAAAGGCGAACCTTACTATGCTTTGTACCTATATGCAATAACTAAATATGCACTGCTTAGATACAAGAAAGAGCTGTTAGAAGGGCGAGGTTTCGAAGTATCTACTATATCGTGTAGCAAGTTAATGCCTAACACAATGTCTCAAACTGGCTCTGAAAATATTTGGTGCCGCGTTATAACGATTACAGGCAAAGTCAAAGAGTCTTGGGCTTCCAATTCATCTGACAGAATTACCCAAGCTTCATTTCCTCCAGCTGGCCCCGATGGATTAAGAGCCAGTCAGTTAAACTTTTTACCCAATTCGTTTAGCACTGACCAATCCCAGCCAGACCCATCATACCTAAGTGGTGACGGGATTGGGATTGGGATTGGGGTTAGTTTAGGGTAGGGGTAAAATTATAAAAGGTTTCTTACGGCGCTAGTTAGTTTTTGTACCTTTTGTTACAACTCTACGATTCTCTTAGACTTTTCTTCATTTTCTTGACGCAGCTTGGCGATTTCTTCAGTTAGGTTTTCTTCGGTTCCTTCATTAACTTCACCACTATGGTTTCCTTCGGTTAGTTGGGTTGTGCCTTTGATTTCGGCATCCCCAGATACCGAAGCATACCCACAGACCGTAGCATTCCCACAAACCCAAGCCTTCCCACAGACCCGAGCGTTATCAAAGACCCGAGCGTTATCATAGACCGTAGCGTTCCCACAGACCCGAGCGTTCCCACAGACCCGAGCGTTATCAAAGACCCGAGCGTTATCAAAGACCAAAGCATACCCAGATACCAAAGCGCCCCCATAGACCTGAGCGCCCCCATAGACCTGAGCGCCCCCATAGACCTGAGCGCCCCCATAGACCTGAGCGTTATCAAAGACCAAAGCATACCCAGATACCAAAGCATACCCAGATACCAAAGCGCCCCCATAGACCTGAGCGCCCCCATAGACCTGAGCGTTATCAAAGACCAAAGCGTACCCAGATACCAAAGCATACCCAGATACCAAAGCGCCCCCATAGACCTGAGCGCCCCCATAGACCTGAGCGCCCCCATAGACCTGAGCATTCCCAGAAACCCAAGCATTCCCAAAGACCCGAGCATCCCCAAAGACCCGAGCATCCCCATAGACCCGAGCATCCCCATAGACCTGAGCGTTCCCATGGATCCAACAGGTTCCATTATGGCTTAGGTTATCTTCGGTTTCAATCCACCCGCCTAGGTCACCTTTCTTAATATAACCGAAATTACGCGTAGCGACAATTCGGTGTAGAGTATGGCCAGAAAATTGTAGGGTTTCTTTTGTGAATTTGTACTTTTTGGTTTGTTTGGTCATTTTAGGGTTCCTTGATTTGATTTGTTAAGTATAGCTTAATAGTAAGAGGTTGTCAAAGGGTTATTTAAGAATGCCCCGCGCCGTGATTTTTTCCGCCACAAGAGCATTCGCAAATGTGACTTATTGAGCTAAGACACTTTGCATTACATTTTTTCTCGGCGTTGTAGCTTCCCCTTACATCCCTAAAGTACAACTCCCGACCACACTCACACTGTATCGACCTTTCGCGACTTCCATCCCCTAAGGTCCGCTTAACGCTCTCACTTACCCATTTTATAGAATCGCTTCTATAAACCCTTTTAACAACTTGCGTAATAACCCTAGACTTCTTTACCCCACACCTGCATTTTATATTTTGACGTATTGTTGATGTGTAGGTCCTATCGCTCCATTCAATTAACATAACCTACTCATACCAAACCCAAACGACTTTGTCAACTATTCATGTGATAGGTATGGCTCAAATTTGGCCGCAGTCTCATTGATGTATTTAGCCAAGTAGACAGCGACCTTCTCAGGCATAGCCGTTTTACCTCGCATACTAGAAGCCCAAGTTCCCATAAAACCAATACTGTTTATAGACTGCTCAATTTTAATTTTATCAACACCAGTTTCTGTCGTCTTACCAAAACCCCAAACCTGAAACAGTTGCCGGTTGTTTTCACTTTCGGCACTACCACCACGACGTTGCATATGACGCTCTAAAGGTAGATTGATGAAGTTAATTGTAACGCTTCCACCATTACGGTCATGGCCATATCCAGCAAAGTAAGAAGTCAACACAGTGCGTTGCTTTACAAGAGGCGTCAACAAGGACTTAAACAAATCAATAAATTCGTCTGCGTTCATTTTGTTTTCCATACCTTTACTTATAGACCGTCAGAATCGATATGTCAATATGTTAGAGCCTCTCTATAATCCTTTTGGCCGCAGTTTCATTGACTCTTCCGATTCCAGACCAAGAAAAATACCCCTTCTCTTCCAATCCTTTTGCGTCTTGGATCGCTAGTCTGTGAGATCTACGGTCAGATGACGCACCTTGTATCACTACAGAGGTAACGTGCCCTTCTTTGCTTGGTCTAATTTCATAAATAGCGGTTCCCCAATATGGATAGTTCTTTGCTTTTCCTTTCGCCTTGGCAGACGACACTCTAACACATTTGATAGGGTTTGCGGAGACAATCTTAAATAATTGACAGATTGCGGTAATGTCTTTGTTCCTAATCATTGAGCACCACACTTTCCTTTACGAAAGACTTATAGATCAACTACCTTCGCTTGTCAACTATTAAAAATCTTCCCCTGGACAAAAAACTACTCTTGCAACTACCATGCCAGTATCGTCCCTAACCTCACGAAGACATGACGCTTCGTTTTCTTGTAGAGGACCTAGCCAATCAATTCCAAACATAAATTTCAAAGCTGGCACTAACTCCTGAAAAGACTTGAAAGGCATTTGCCTATTTTTGAAAACTAGAATCATTTTGTTTTCCATGTCTTATATGTAGCTTAAATCAGAACCAAAGTCAACTATTAGAAATCTTCCCACCCACTACTCAACAGCTTTTGCCACCTTCCATAGTAATAACGCACCTTGGTGCCAATTCTATGCTTAGGGCAAACTATATCCCTCGTTTCATAAAAATCAGCTTTGACACAACTAGATATAGTTACACTCCATACGTTTCGACCCTTTGAGTCAATTACGCTAAAATTATGCCACTTACCCGCAACTGATTCACTTACACATTCATCACCAGGAAGAGGTCTAGTTGCAGTAAACGTATTGTTGGTAACCCAAGCTACCTTCCACCAACAAGTAGACTCTATGGGCTCTGTGTAATGTACGTCAGTTGTCTTAACATACAAAACCCCTTCTCGTTCTTCTAAAGTTGATTTGCTCATGGCTTAGTTATAGATCATCCTAGAAGAAATGTCAAATATCAATCTAATGAATAATGTAGGTTTGTATTAGATAATGGTTTCTTTTACAACTTGCGTTATATTATAAATTAGGTTAGGTAGGTTTTATTAGGTAGCAAAATAGCGCCACACACGAAACCCAAAGCAACCCAAGTTAACGCTTTTGAATAACAAGTTGCGTTATGGGTTGCTTTACGCTTTTAACGGGTTGTGTTAGGTTTGTTCAGCGCTTAGATCTGCGAATGTTTCATAACTATTGTTTATTATGAATTAGCTAAATCTACAAACTTTTGTAGTTTCGCTTTCAATTCTTCATTTTCTTGACGCAACTTGACAACTTCTTCAGTTGGGTTTGCTTGGGGTTCTTTAATAACTTCATTAACTTCATTAACTTCATTAACTTCACCACTATGGCCACCTTTGGTTAGTTTGGTTGTGCCTTTGATTTCGGCATCCCCAAAGACCCGAGTGTTCCCAAAGACCCGAGCGTTATCAAAGACCCGAGCATCCCCAAAGACCGTAGTATCCCCATAGACCCGAGCGTTCCCATAGACCCTAGTATCCCCATAGACCCAAGCCCCCCCATAGACCGTAGTATCCCCAAAGACCCGAGCATCCCCAAAGACCCGAGCATCCCCAAAGACCTGAGCCTTCCCAGAAACCCAAGCATTCCCATAGACCAGAGCATTCCCATAGACCCGAGCGTTCCCATAGACCCTAGTATCCCCATAGACCCAAGCGTAGCGACAATTCGGTGTAGAGTATGGCCAGAAAATTGTTTGGTTTCCCCCCATAGACCGTAGTATCCCCAAAGACCCGAGCATCCCCAAAGACCCGAGCATCCCCAAAGACCCGAGCGTTATCAAAGACCCGAGCATCCCCAAAGACCCTCCCCATAGACCCGTAGCGTTCCCATAGACCCAAGCCCCCCCATAGACCCAAGCCCCCCCATAGACCAGCCTTCCCATAGATAGACCAGAGCATTCCCATAGACCCGAGCATTCCCAAAGACCAGAGCATTCCCATAGACCCGAGCATTCCCATGGATCCAACAGGTTCCATTATGGCTTAGGTTATCTTCGGTTTCAATCCAACCACCCAAGGAACCTTTCTTTACATCACCGAAATTACGCGTAGCGACAATTCGGTGTAGAGTATGGCCAGAAAATTGTTTGGTTTCTTTTGTGAATTTGTACTTTTGCATTTAGGGTTCCTTGATTTGATTTGTGCTTATCCGGTTGACACACTAGTCAGTATATTGGGCCGCCTAGAGACAGAAAGAGTTCGGCTTCTGTTTTTGTGATTTCGTAGTAGGAATCATCTGGTAGCTGCACACCATACGGCATTTTGATTTTCAACTTTTCCTCGTATTGGCGCTGTTCGGCGTTGTCCATTCTGTTGAATGTCGTTCGAGAGAAATGATACTTGGGGAAGTGATCTTGCCTTAGTCGCCCACCGTTCCGCACCAATAGCTCGATCATTTGTTCTTTGGTCATTTCCTGACCCTTAAAGCTCACTTTTTTGGCCAGTAGATACTTCCGTTTTCCCTCTGCCATTTTAGACGTCATGGTTTTGTCCTATCGATTTGTGGAGTGTGTGAACCGGATAAGCATGGTTGATTTGATTTGTTAGGTATAGCTGGGTTCGATGGGTTTGTCAAGGAGTTTTTTTGATCGTTTATGATATTTTAAGACAGTTTAGCTGATTAGTAGAGACAACGATAGGAGCAATAGCTAGTGGATATGTCCCTTGTTCCAATTGCTCTACAAGCTCCCCAATTGGCAAACACCCTTCGGCAGTAATTTTAGAAGTAGGTCGCATGGGAGAAACTGAAGGGGCAAACACAACAGGGTTCATTTTAGCGAATTCTGCGATTCCATTAGAGACTGTCCTAGCGTCTTCTCCAGATGGAATGACCGTATGAGTAGAGTCTTGTTTATTCGCGTCAAACAGTTCCTTTAGACGCTTAGGGTTCATTTTCATCCCATATTTTTGAACGAGGGCGTCATTAGCTTGTTCAATTGACATACCTGCCTGGAAGTTCTGGCTGGTAAAGGTTTCACGTTCTTCGATTAGCTTAACACTGATTCTTGGCATTTGGTAGCTCCTTGGGTTGATTTGTTAGGTATAGCTGGGTTCGATGGGTTTGTCAAGAAAATTAAAAGAAAAGAAGTCTAATGACGATACAGGTCAAAGTAAATCCTATAGAAAGGCAGAGTGCTAGATCTAAAAGTAGCGTCTTTTTGATGTTGTTTTTGAAAATGCTTTCGTTTTTCATGGTTCAGTTATAGATCAACCTGAAACCGAAGTCAACAACAATCTTTTAGATAACGATTTTTCTGTTTCTGCCTCGTAGTACCCAACCGATTTGTATTTACCGCAGCGCAATCTTACTCAAGGATACAAATGCAAACAAAAGATTTTAATTCGCTCCTAGCAAAATCAATCCAAGCCGGTATCGCTAAGTCCCAAAGCGTCATTACTAAAAATAACGCAAAAGAACAAAGCGGCCTTAAAAAACTTCAAAAAAACCTAACAGACCAACCTGGTACCGGAACTGACCTTAGCTCTGGATCTGGAACTACTGGCATTTCTATGAACTTGGCTGAGGTGAAACCTGAAGATGTAATAAGACAACCTATTGTAAAACGCCCTAAAAAAGGCCCAGGTGAGGGGTGGACTACAGTCAGAAACAACCCAGCTAACAAGCATCCCTTTGCTTTTAGTAGCTATCAAAACGTAGAGAGAGCCAAGAAAAATAACCAAAGAGCCGAATTCGAAGCTAGTAAGGTCGAAAAAGGTGAACTAGGTATGGGTAAAACTAATGTGGCTAAATGTGGTTGTGGTTGGATGGCTACGGTCTTAGGTAAGGTTGGTGACACTACGCATCTTCTTTGTTCTAAATGCGGCAATCATTCTACCTCTAAGGGTAATTCAAGTCAATTCAATTCGAAAGTTGCTAAGAGCGAAACCTCAGGCAACAAAAATAAGTCTTCAGTTGTTAAGCTACCTGATGGCTCTGGTTTTTCTACAGCTACCATAGGCAAATCAGAGCTAAATCCAAACACCAAAAAAGCCCCTATGATTGGTACGGTCGAAGCCAAGAACGTAGAAGGCGCTAAGGATGGTTCAGAACCTATTCCAGAAGCTAAGAATACCGATAACTCTGGAGACATTACCAAGGGCAAAATTGAAAAAGGGGCCATGGTAGATCACATAAAGGAAGCCTCTAAGAAAGCCGGTGTCAACGTTAAAGACGTGTTGGGTTATAAACCACCTAAGACTTCTCAAGCTGTAAGCCCTACACCTACACCTAATTTCAACAAGGCTGAATTAGAAAAAGGGGTTCAGAAAGAAGTTTCTATAAAAACAGGTAAAGAAGCCTCTAGCAAACCTGATGTAAATAGAACCAAAGCCGCTTTTGCACATAAAGCTTTTTTTGCACAGATGGGTATGCTTAAGCCGTCAGTGAAAGATATGTCTGGAAATGTAGTTACCGGAGGAGTCCAAAGACAAATAGCCGCGTCTAAGGGGTTAAATAAAGCGGTGATACCATCTTCACCTAAGCCGATAATCCCCGGTCGAGGCGTAGCCAATACTGCTTCTAGTAACCTAAACCCCAATACCGCTAAAATCTTTGATACAGGGCATAAAGTCTTTTCTTCCTTAGTGTCTCCTGAACCCAAACTTCCTTTGTCAACCCAAGTAGCCAAAGCTGAACCAGAAAAATATGAACAGCGCACTAGTAAAATGTCTTCTTCTGACAAAGACGCTTCAAACAAAAGAACTTTAGAGGAAGATAAAAGAACTTATAACGCAGATCTAAAAGAGCGTTCTAAAAACAAACCCTTCCAAGTAGCCAAAGCCGAACCTACCATGGCAAAGCCAGTTACCAAATCGCCTAGTTCAGGTCCTGCTAATACCTCAACCCCTAAAGCTGCTTCACCTATCATCTTAAAGACCCCTAAGCTCTAACACTAATCTTAAATGGAGAAACAATAAATGGCATCTCAATATACCACATCAAACGGTCAAACCCTAATTGTTCCTGGGGCATATGCTGATTCTCAGGTAGTAGCTAATCCTTCTACTGTTGCAGCAAATGGCATTATAATTGCTATAGGTGAATCTGACTCTGGCCTTTCGTTCTCAGAGGAAGCCGATATCACACAGCTTGGCTTCGGTCCAGATCAAAAAGCAGATATTGTCTCTAAGTATGGGTCGGGTCAACTTGTAGACGCTTTCATGGGTGCGGTTTCTGCATCTAATGATAACAACATTAAGGGTTCTTTTACTCGATTCTTTCCTCTTAAAACCAATATCTCTACAAAGGCTACTGCTACCATTCCGGCTATCGGTGGTAGTGTTTTTGCCAATATAACAGCTAAAGCAGGTGGCAAGCCAGGTAACCTCATTACTAGAACCATTACGGTCAATAACGCTGAAGTTGTCCCTAGCGTTGGCCCTTTCCTATTAGCCTCACCTCAAGTTACCTCTACAGCGGTTTCTAGGGTCAACGGTGGTTCGGCAAGCTCTGCGGTTTCTTTAACTGCTGGGGCTACTCCTGCGGCTATGGTTACAGCTATGTCAGGTTTCACTGGTACGACTGTTACTGGCGGTGTGGCACGTGGCGTTATTGGAACTACACGAACGGTAACTGTAGGTAACGTAACGGGTTATTCGGCCACCTTTACCGCTACGGCTTCTTGGGCTGTTACTCCCACTGTAGGTGACATTATGTTTGTGCCTTCTACCTCGGCTTTCAAGGCTGGCAATGAGGGCACTTATGTTGTTCAAGCGGCTACGCCAACTATCATTACTGCGCTTAAAATTATTGACGCAGTTGGTACAGGGGTTGTTAGAACTGCTCCTGACGCAACTGACACTAGTATTTCTACAGCTCCTACTGACTTAGAGTGTTACAGTCCAGTTACTATTTCTGTTACTGCTGGAGCGGTTCTACCTGGTTGTGGGAAGACCCTAGAGCTAAATAACACTTCTACGGGTGCCTTTGCTAATTTGGTTTGGTTATATGACTTTACAGCGTTAACGATTTCTAAAGCGCCTTATGTGTCTGCGACTGGTGCGCCGGTAGTTATTGCATCAAGTCAAGAATATGCTGTTAAACTTAACACAGTTAGACAACGAGACGGCATCTCTGAGGAAATTGTGGTTGGTGGAAGTCCGGTTTTCAGCATTGGGTATCTAGGCACTACTGCTTCTGCTGTAATAGCCAATAAGGTAATGACAGTTACTTTGACAGGTGGGGCTAGTTCTTCACTTTCGCCTATCACTGTAAACTTAAGTGACTTTCCAACAATTGGAGACCTTTGTCAATACTTTAATTCCTTAGGTGGCTTCGCTGCTGCACCTACTCTAGCAACCTATTCCTCTATTAGCCCTACCAAACTTGACGCAGGGACTTACACCTTTGGATCTAACTTTGGGGCCATGACGGGACGTATCAAAACTGATGGAGCCGACTTCTTAGATGATGTGAATGCTCAGTCTGTTTTGGTTTCTATTGCTCCTACAGGGGTTAATACCAATTTGGTTGGTTTGCCAGACGTTGTGTCATTAGGTTTCTTGTCAGGTGGTTCTAGAGGAGTAACGACTAACGCCAGAATTCAAGCGGCTTTAGATGCAGCTCAGGCTATCAAGGGTAACTTTGTGGTTCCTTTGTTCTCTAATGATTCAGCGGTAGATATTGCAGATGGGTCTACAGACTCTAATTCTAGTTACGATATTGCGTCGATCAATTCAGCGGTTAGAGCCCATTGTTTACTAATGAGTCAATTAAAGCGAAGACGCCGCAGGTTAGGTTTGGTTTCTACTAGAAGTTCTTTTAGCACTAACAAAGCTTCAGCTTGCAATCTTGCTACATCGCGTTGTGCTATGACGTTTCAGGATGTAAAAGACAATAACTCTACGGGGTCTCTAGTAACCTTCAAACCTTGGATGGCTGCTGTTAAGGCTGCCGCAATGCAAGCAGCTGGGTTCTATAAAGACATAACCCACAAATACATTTCGGTTAGTTCAGCTACTGTGCCAGGTGGTGGGTTTACTTACAACCTAAACTCAAACCTAGAAGACGCTTTGATCGCTGGGCTGTTACCTATCATTTATGACGGTTCGGGCTATAAATGGGTCTCCGACCAAACAACTTACTCAGTAGACGACAACTTCGTTTTTAACTCTCTACAAGCTATGTATGCCTTGGATATTATTATGACTACATCAGAACAGAGAATGGAACGAGCGTTTACTGGTCAGTCATTAGCAGATGTTTCGGCTACTACGGCTATTACGGTCTTTGGGGCTATTATGGATGACATTAGGCGTCTTAAATTAATTGCTCCATCAGATGATGCCCCTAGAGGTTTTAAGAACGTTCAAATCAAGATTGTAAACGGTAACGCTATGGTAGTTGGGGCTGAAGTTAAGTTAGCTACTTCTATCAAGTTCGAAAGTATCATGTTCATGGTAAGCGCCGTTAGTCAATCAGCCAGTAGCTAACACAACAATCTTAAAAATACAATCAGTTAATAAAGGATGTGACACATGCCAGCAAAGGTATTAAGCGGAGCCAGAGCCAAACTAGGGTTTTACGATGGTAACCAAGTAAATTTCGTCGGTATTTTTTCAGACGTTAGTTATGGGGTTACCTATGACGTTCAACCGGCTTGGATTTTAGGTAGGTATTCGGCAGCTGAATTAGACACTACTGCTCAGGAAGTAGTGCATATCACAGCTAATGGGTTTAGAATCGTAGACCATGGTTGGTGGGCTGACGCGCAGTTTCCAAGGCTAGATCAATTGATGGCAGCTAGCTATATGACGCTAAGCATCTTGGATAGGCAGACGGGCAGAGAGATTGCTAGAATTGACAAAATACGTCCTGTAGCTGCTACTGGTGGGTTTAGCGCTCGTCAGTTAAGCACTTCAACTCACACGTACATGGGTATTCTAATTTCTGATGAAACCGCTACGGATAATACTGAAGCCCCTAGTGCAATGGAACTACCATAATTAGCTAATCTACCACAAGTAGAAGTAGTAACGAAGCCCTAGGGAGAAATTCTTAGGGCTTTAGCTTTATTCGTTAAAAGTGTTTACTAAAGTTGCGATGCTGTTCTGTAACTTCTTTAGCTTCGCTTTTAGGTCTTCATTTTCTTGACGCAGCTTGGCGATTTCTTCAGTTAGGTTTGCTTGGTTTTCTTCATTGTCTTCACCGTTATGGGTTCCTTCGGTTAGGTAGGTTGTACCTTTGATTTCGGCATCCCCACAAACCAGAGCGTTCCCATAGACCGTAGCATTCCCACAAACCCAAGCATTCCCACAAACCCAAGCCTTCCCACAAACCAGAGCCTTCCCATAGACCCAAGCATTATCAAAGACCCAAGCATTATCAAAGACCCAAGCATTATCAAAGACCCGAGCATCCCCAAAGACCCGAGCGTTCCCATGGATCCAACAGGTTCCATTATGGCTTAGGTTATCTTCGGTTTCAATCCACCCGCCTAGGTCACCTTTCTTAATATAACCGAAATTACGCGTAGCGACAATTCGGTGTAGAGTATGGCCAGAAAATTGTAGGGTTTCTTTTGTGAATTTGTACTTTTTCATTTTAGGGTTCCTTGATTTGATTTGATTTGTTAATCATAGCTTAATAGTAAGAGGTTGTCAAGTGTTATTTTAAGTCGACTTTCTAGCTTCGCTTTTAGGTCTTCATTTTCTTGACGCAATGAACGCCATTTGTGCAAGAGCGGTTTGGATTTGTGCATATGTTTTTTCATTTTAGTTCAGCTTTCTTAATTAGTGATCTTTGGATTAGAAGCGCTTTTTGTCCAGCAATAGGCTTATCTAATAGAACGATAAACATTGGCATAAAACCTTCAACACCCTTTCCCAAAATCTTTCCTGTACCTGTAAGCTCTTCAGTTCCGTCAATGTTAAACGAAACCCTAGAGTCTACATCAAACCCTTCCATATCAACAATAAAATCTTTCTTTTTCATTCTATTCTCCTGTTTAACAAACCTACTTAACGATATCTCCTAACAGACTACGCAACGCAACATAAGCGTCCCAAGTAATGGTTGACGCTTGGTCTAGTTTTTCGTTGTTAAAAGCGTCTTTCCCCTCAGTCCGATGATAAGCGGTAAAAACATCATGGCTCATATCATGTAAACATTGATCTACGGGACTGAGTTTAGGGAATGGGCTTTCAGGCATTAGCTGTCTCCAAAAACTTCAAGAGGCTGTAAGTGGTATGAGGAACGGTCATTTTGTAAGTAAGGTTCTTTTTAACGCAAGCTTCCTTAATTCTAGGCTCTACGCTCTCTAGTTCGTTATAGTCACATTGAGCTAGAGAAATTGAATTACCCGACTTGCTAAAGATCTGAAAGATGACAGGTGTGTTTAGGGGCATTTTTGGTCTCCTTTAGGTTTCCAGATACAAAAGTTGAATAACAATCTTAGGTTAAGAAATTGGACTTGTCAAATAGAAAGAGGTAAAGAATGGCGTTAAAATCACAGGTTGACTTTGCAGTTGATGTAGTGGGCGAAATTACTGGAAACAAATACTCAGGTACGTTTACAGTAAAGACATCTTTGTCTATGAGAGAGACCTTAAAGCAAGATGAAATTTATCGGTCTATTATAGGACCTGATCCTAGTAACGCTGCGTCTAATTCTAGGAACATTGCAGCAGCTATTTCTTATTTAGCTACCCACGTCATTGTAAGCCCTGATTGGTGGAAGAAACTGCAAGGGGGAGTACTCTGCGTTGATACCACTGCT